GTCTAATTGCTCTTGACCAATAATTTCAACGCTATTAATCGTTGAAAGACCAAAAGAAGAAGCAAGAATCTTTTCTCCTGCGTGTGTAAATACTTCATCACCGCCACCTGTATCATCATCATCAACAAAAGACGCAGTTAATACTGCTCCCGCAACGCTAACTACTCTTGCAATTAACGCATTATTGTTGCTATGTGAACCTGCCACAACAAAGTGGTCGCCAGCGACAAAACCTGAAAAAGCCGTTGATGTTCCAGCAGTATCAGTATAATTATTTGCCACATCAACTGCATTAGCAGTAATTGTTCCAGAAGCAGTAGTTCCTGTTCTAAATGAGGTAATAGCACATTGTCCTAAAACAACGTACTCATCGCCTAAAACTCTTGGTCTAGCAAAACCTTTGTGGTCTGCTAGAATAGTTACTGTATTTGTCAATTAAATCACCTCATTGACCAATTGCTTGGAAATAAACAACATCACCGCTAACACAATGAATTGCTACATCTCCACTTGCAAGAGGTAAATCTGCATTAACTACTGCCGCAGCCGCTTCTTCTGCTGAACCCTTATGTGTAAAAACTAAAGATTCTACCAAAGATAGCCCTGTTTCAATATTTCCGTCTGTACTGTCAGTAGTGGTTTGACCACAAACTAACTTTCTGTTTCCTTCTAAGTTCATTTCTAAATGTATAACTGTTGCAAATGCCATAATAAATCATCTCCTTTTCTTTTTTTTCCTTTTTTTCCTCATTGAATGTTTGTAATCTTACCTTGACCCTTAAAGAAGGAACATCCGACTTCACCAATTGTTCGATACAATGCTCGGTTTCCGAGAGTTCCGACACCAAATGGGTTTCCATTCGCAATACCATCCTCAAAGTATTGAGTAGGCTTCATAACAGAAAGCCATAGATGGTCAGTATCGAGGAATAATAGGTCAGATAACTTCGTTGTAGCATTACCTGTTTGGCACATATCCTTAACAGGAATCAATGGAATATCGTAGTATGTTGCTACTCTAAATCCGACTTCTTGGCCCTTTGTTCCACGAACACCATTTACAGTAGGAACAATTTCCTTTCTGTCCATAAATCGCTCTTGGCTTTGCAATAGGTCAGCAAGTGCTTGAATGGTATCATATCCAGTTAGAATAACCTTTGGTGAACCACCTGCAAGTCTTAGGTTTCTAATCATGTCATTAAGACGAGTTAGAGTCAAAGAACGAACATCTCCCGAAGCATATCCCGAACCAAAATCAACTTCAGAATCTAAGAAAGATGCAGCAGTAAATCGCTCACTACCGTAAATCTTTCCTAATGCGTTAGAAGCAGAAGTAGTATCAGTAGCAATAACTCCACCATCAATAGCCAACAATTCTGCTCTTGAAGAGATAACCTTGTTTAATGAAGTATAATTGTTAGCAATATTAGGCATAGCCGAAGATTCACCGAAATGTTCCAAAGGCATAACTAACATCTTGTTTTGAACTTCAGCGTGGTGCTTGCCCATATCTTCACGCATTTGCGCTCTAATATCGCCAATACCATCATCAATCTGAGCCATTTCCATAGCCAATTCGCTGAAATCGAATTGATGAGCAACAACCTTTGGACTCATGTTTAATTGAGCATATGTTGGTGCAATTGGGCCTAATCCATCTTGTGCAGTAGATAATGCGGCATTTTCAGGAACACCACCAATCATGTCTGCTCTTGGAGAATCAGAACCTAATTCTGCTAAATTCTCAGTTCCCGAAGCATCAACAGTAAATAGATTACCGCTTCCACCCGCAGGTCTTGACTTTAATACTCTCCAACCGCTTGAAGAGTATGGTCGCTTTGAAATCATTGAAAGAGCATTTACTTCTCTATTCAACATAGACCAAACCTTTTGTCCGTAAACGACGTTGTATAGGGCTGAAACATCTGAAACGGCTGAACCGCTAAATGCAGGGCCACCATCATGTCCTGTATGAATGCCACCAACCATTCCTGCTTGCTTAAGCAAAGAATTGCCAGCAAAAGTGCTTGTTCCGTATGTTTGTGCTTCTAAATCTGCAATTGTGTTAATATATCCAACCATGTTAAATCACCTCAAAGGTTTCCTCCAACCATCTTGTGAATGTCAGCCCAATCCATCTCGGCCAAATCATCAATACTTGGGAGTTCAATTTTTGCCTCTTCTTGAGCCTTAAGGATTGTTTCCTTCTCAGCCGTCAAAGACTTTCTTAATGCTGTAAATTCATCCTTAAGGGATGCAATCTCGCTTTGTGCGTCATATTGCGACTTTGCGAGAGTGTTTTCTCTTGAGTTCTTTTCTCTTGCAAAACGGTCTTCAAAAGACTTTTGCAAGTTATCATAAGCCAACTTTTCAAGTTGTTCTTGACGGAAAGCCTCGTAAGCCTTCTCAATGTTGCCAACGGACAAATCAAGTGTTTCTAACTCATTGTTTCCGAATGCCTTAACAACAGGCATATCCGAAGATGTTGGGCGACCATTGTTAATAACAATTCTATCAGCAGGTTCACCGATTTGATTACCCGCACCGTCTAATGTGCGAACATAAGCCTTATCTGCGCTTTCATAATCAGAATATTCCATTTCTTCTTCTTCTTCACTTTCATCAGCCATTTCCATCGTTTCTTCCGTTTTAGGTTCAGCCATTTCTAATGTTTCCTTTCCTTCTTCTTCTTCTTCCTTTCTCAACGTATTGACTTCTTCCATCAATGCGTCTAATTCTTCTAATGCTTTTTCTAGTTTATCAGACATTTTTTCACTTCCTTTATCCTGTTTTAGAATATCGAACCTCGCTTCGGGATTAATTCCTTTTTCGCATATTGTTACTTCATGGAGTTCTAACTTACTAATTTCGTTATATTCTCCTAATTCGTCGTGGTTTTTCTTAGACTTTTTTAATGCCTGTCCACCAATGCTAAAAGACCTTAATGACCCTTTGCGAATACCTCTACCAACTTCTTTGGCTTTTTCTATATCATCTCTTAATTTGATTACAACAAAGAATCCAACATCATCTACTTCTGTTTTCCACAATCTCCCTGTTTTATCTCTATATGAATCTACTACTTCTCCGACTTGAACATTTGAATGATTTGTCATTACATTTCTATATTCGGGCTTTGACATAAATTTTTGAACTGCTTCGTTTAATGCTTTAATCGTGATTAAATCATTTTGCTTATCTACAATTTCAATCGAAGCATAACCACCAATCATCAGTTCATCACTTTTAATGATGATAAAATCATCATTTCTGGATGAACTTATACTGATGCTCATGTCGTTCAAATCAGTTTATCTGAGTTGAGTATATAATACCCACGCATTATTCAGTCGGTATGGTCAAGGAGTTAAACCTATCTTCATAGATATTCCACAATCCCTTGTCCTCATCGTCGTCAGCAGGTTCTTGTTTATAGCCAGTCCAAGCAATCCACATTTTGTCGCCTTTACTCTCTACAACCCTAAAATGAATTTTAGTTTGAAATTTATTACCATTTAAAAAATATTCATGATAACCTTCTTTTTGAACACCCAATTTCACAGAACCAGAATCAACTACTTTTTCTCTTGAAGAAGTCTTTGCTATTTCTGCTGGATATTTACCTGCTTTACCAAACAAATCAAATATGTTGTCATCACTTTCTAGTTTCACAAACCAATTAATTGTTTCGTCATCTAATTTCATAGCGATGTTTAAGTTATCATCTTTTCTAAGATATACTTTAAACTTACCTTCTCTATATTTTTCTGGAGTTTTGTATGCTTTTAGTAACTCAGGTTCTTTAATAATTTTATCCTCTTCAGCAAAGAGTTTTTTGGTTTTTGTATCGTAGCCAATACCATCTCTATTTTCAAACCAATCCTTAACTTTTGACATTTTTCCTTCAAGAATATCCTCATAAACTGAACTGTGTTTCTTTGTTAAGAAATTGTGAATTTCTTTTGGTTCTTTTGAACCCATGTCCTTAAGATAATTAAAAACAATTTGAGTCAATTTAGATTGCTTAGTCTTCATAATCTCTTCGACTTTTGATTTCCACATATCCATATCAATTATAGCATTCTTAGACATTAGGTTACTTTCATCAAAGCCGTAGATTGTAAAACCATCTAAGTCTGATTTTACAATAATATCTGCTTCACCGTGTATGTGGTCTGTAATTCTAATTCCCTTTTCTAGTGCCTTTACATCATAATTTAATGACTTCTTAGTATCTTGAGAAAGCATTTCTAATGTTACAAGTTTATCAGGATATTCGACTTCGGGAACTTCAATGACCTTCGCAGAAAACAAAGTATATCTATCTCCATTCTTTTTGACTTCATCAACCTTAACTCGAATAATATCTCCAACGTCTACTTCTATTTTTGTATTGAGAGCCTTTCCAACATTCATGTAAGTTTTTCCTTCTATTTCAGTAAAGAATTTACCTTCGCCTTCTGCTGGCCCTGCACCTAAAGTATAAGAATTGAGATTAGATTTCGTAGTCCTCTTATCTAAGACAATCAAATCTAAATCAACAAACTTCTTCCATTTAATCCATTTAGGATTCTTTTTTGTTCCTATAAAGTATGTTGATGTAGAATCTTTGATTACTACTCCTTCTGATGTTGGCATCTCCATAATTTCTTTTGAATATTCTTCAACATCTTTTAAATTATCAGCAGTTCGAGTATCTTTCTTTGAAGGGAACTCTATTGCTTCTGTGGAATGTGATGCGTAATTGTTAAATAAAATTGTAATTCTATCCTTTAGTTCTTCTTCAACAAGGTTTTGCTCATTATGTCGCATAATATCAAAAACGTGCGCTCTTACCTTTGCATCGGGATATTTACCTTTAAAAACGTGTGCGATTGTATCAGCCCGATGCAGGGCTTCATCGCCATCAAATAGAATTAATTCTGCATCAAGAATACAATCTCCGTATTTCTTTTTCTTTAATTCTTTGACTTGTTCTTGACATTTATCTGAAATATTGTTTCCATTGTATGAGAATACTTTTACGTTATCATCTATCTTATGTAATTGTATTCTCATACCATCATACTTTTCTTGTATGACATATTCTCCACTAAAACCCTTTAATTCCTTCATATCATCAATTTCAAAGATTCGATACATAGGTTTGTTTGGAACTAAAAAGTCCGACTCAGCCTTTTCGTCTTTCGACTTTTCAGTCT